ATCGATGAGAGTGACAGCAGGTGAGGTCATAGAGTAGTCGATTCCTAGTGCTTTCACAAAAGTATGTATTGTCTTTATCTGAATTTGAGGTAGAATATACAACATGAATATCGAACGAATTAAAGAACTAGTTGAAATTGATCTCAAAATCGATGGCACTGAATTGGGCGATGAATCAATTCGTATCCCACAACTACATAGCAAGTATCTCAACATCTACCATGATGAGTGTCTGATCCTTCGTAAATTGGATGTAGACTTCAAAATTCTCCGTAAGCAAAAATGGGAATACTACAACGGAAAGATGTCTCAACAAGAACTTGCCACGCTTGGATGGGAGCCTTTTGGTCATCGAATCTTGAAGCAGGATTTGGATATTTACTTAGAATCCGATACCGACATCATAAAGCACGAATCAAAGATAGACCTACAGAAAGCAAAGGTAGAGTATCTAGACTCTATTCTTAAAGGAATTAACAATAGGAATTGGGTAATTCGAAACGCAATTGAATGGAGAAAGTTTATGAGTGGGGTTATCTAAATATAATCAATGCCTGTAATTGAAGTCCGTAGTATGAATACCGCCAACCTTCGAATTGTTACGGAGAATGGTATTGCATATGAATTACAGGAGTACTTTACATTTGATGTACCTGGAGCAAAGTACACACCCGCTTTCAAGAGGCGAGTATGGGATGGGAAAGTGCGACTGTTCAATGCATACTCGGGATTAATGCCCGCAGGATTGATGGACTATCTTGCAACATTCTCCAAAGATCGTGGATACGAACTTCAAGTTGATTCTGCAATTGCACAACCTGAAATTAAATTCGACTGTGATAAAGTTCGTGAGTTCATGAAATCCTTAAACCCCACGGCAAGAGGGTTACCACTAGATCCACATGATCATCAAGTCGATGCAGTATGCCATGCGCTCAATCAGTCAAGATGTGTTCTGCTGTCTCCAACGGCAAGCGGAAAGAGCCTTGCAGTCTATTCACTGTGTAGATACTATCAAAGTGCAATTGCTCCCAATCGAAAAATCCTAATAGTGGTTCCTACCATTTCGCTTGTTGCTCAACTGTATGCAGATTTCAAAGACTATTCAGCACAGACCAAATGGAATGTTGAAAATAATTGTCATCGAATTACTGCGGGTGAGGCAAAACTAACCGACAAGCAGATTGTAATCTCAACATGGCAAAGCATATACAAACTACCAAGAGCATGGTTTGATAACTTTGAAGTGGTTATTGGAGACGAGGCACACCTCTTCAAAGCACAGAGTTTGAACGGGATCATGAACAAACTGATTGACTGTCCCTATCGAATTGCACTCACGGGCACTCTCGATGGTAGTAAGATTCACAAATTGGCGATTGAGGGGCTATTTGGCCCTGTGTACCAAGTGACCACAACAAAAGAACTGATGGAGAAAAACCTCTTAACGAATTTAAGAATCGAATGCATCATGCTTCGATACCCTGCTGAAATTCGAAAGACAGTGTGTGGATTAGATTATCACGGAGAGATTGAATGGCTGATCAACTGTGAGAAGCGAAACGAATTCATCACTTCACTTGCATCTGCAACCCGTGGTAATACACTTGTCCTTTTCAATTATGTTGAGAAGCACGGAAAGCCACTATTCGAAAACATCAAGAAGTGTGCCACAAATGTGATAGAAAATCGCAAGGTGTTCTTTGTAGCAGGGGAAACTGAACTTGAACAGCGCGAAGGAATTCGAAACATTGTAGAGCAAGAAGAAAATGCAATCATTGTTGCTTCTTATGGAACATTTAGTACGGGAATCAATATTCGGAGTTTGAAAAATATCATCTTTGCAAGCCCATCCAAGAGTCGAATTAGAGTTCTTCAGAGCATTGGTCGGCAATTAAGAAAGTGTGATGGGAAGCATATTGCCAAGTTGTATGACATTGCAGATGATCTTCACAGTGGAGAAACACTAAACTACACCCTTCAGCATTTTCTGAAACGAGTTAAGATTTATGAGTCGGAGCAGTTCAGATACAAGTTGATAAAGATGCCAATTGATTTGAAAATTCAAAGACCCAAAAAGGATCACAAATGACGCAAGTTTATCCAATACGATTGATTCGATTGATGACGGGTGAAATGCTAATGGCAGGGATATCCGATGGTGGTAAGTTGTCATATGTATTGGAGTGTCCAATGGTTTTGATTGCTGTCACATCATCAAGACAAAGAGAGAATCAGATTCAAGAAGTAGCGGTTATGCTAAAAAATTGGATTGAATTTACTGCTGATGAGTACTATATCATCTCCAAAAAGGCAGTAATGTGCATCATGAAACCAACAAGAGAAATTCTTGCGGACTACATTCAGGCAAAAATACATTCAGACATTATGGGCGATATGATCGATAGCGGATTGTCTGAAGGTAAATCCATCAATGACTTGAGTGATGAAGAAGACTCGCAGGATGAAAATTCTGAGGATGGGGCGAGCGAACCATCATGGGATGACGAAGAGTATGACGAGTTTCCAGGTTGGGGTGGAGATCCACGGCTCTAGGTACTTAAGTACTTACTATACTCAGTACTTACTATATTACTCAAAGGAGTACATTAAGTACTAGTAACTTAAGTAACTTAATCCACCCCTTGAACTCAAGTGTATCTAGTATCGGAAATCGGTAAATTGTCTTTGATTTGAAAATTTGCTAAAAGAATTTTACAGAAGACACTTTACATTGGTGTAAATTGTGATATAGTCACTCATAACAAACGGAGAATAGATGTCAAAAAAGCGTGAAGGTAACCATTATATTGACAATGAACGATTCTTAAATGAACTCGTTACACACAAGGACATTGTCATTAAAGCAAAAAAAGATGGCATCAAGCCTCCTGGAGTGAACAACTACATTGGTCAATGTTTCTTAGACATTGCAAACAATCTATCTAAGAAACCCAATTTTGCAAATTACACATACAAGGACGAAATGGTATCAGATTCAGTTGAAAACTGCATCATGTATGCTACTAACTTTGACCCATTGAAATCAAGAAATCCTTTTGCCTTCTTCACCCAGATAATCTACTATGCGTTCCTTCGAAGAATTCAGAAAGAAAAGAAGCAACTGTATATCAAGATGAGATGCTTTGAGGAAAATGATCCCACAGGAAGATTTCGCAATTGGATGGAGAAAGAGCACTCCAAGTATGAAGATACAGGACTAAGTCCGTTTGCAGATTTCATCCCAAGCGAAACACAAACAACAGAATCACTGAAGCCAAAAAAGAAAAAGCGAGTTCGTAAAGGTGAAATTGAACCACCTACATTGGATCTAGAAGATAAATGATCGCAGTTATCAACGATACACATTTTGGCGCAAGAAACGATAGCCCAATTTTCCTAGAGCATTTTCTAGAATTTTGGGAAACTACCTTTTTCCCAACACTTGAAGACAGAGGGATCAAGCGAATTATTCATTTGGGTGACTTTCTTGATCGAAGAAAGTACATCAATTTCCACACACTCAATCAAGTTCGTACTCGGTTTCTAGAGCCACTGTCAAAAATGGGAATTGAGATGGACATTACTCTTGGGAACCATGATGCGTTCTTCAAGAACACCAACCGATTGAATTCTGTTGTTGAGTTGTTTGCAGGATATTCGAATATTCGTATTCATGAATCTCCTACGATTCTTGATCTTGGCGAAATGAAGGTGGGTATTGTCCCATGGATCACCAAAGAAAACGCCCAAGCATGCCTTGATTTTATTCAATCAGCAACAGTTCGTGTTCTCATGGGGCATTTTGAAATCAATGGATATGAAGTTCTACGGGGAGTAGAGTTTCATGACGGGATGGATCCCAATATTCTCAGTGGATATGAAGCAGTCTACAGTGGGCACTTTCATTGCAGACACAGCAAGGGATCGAATATTCATTATCTTGGTACACAGTATCAGATGACATTTGCAGATTTGGGGGAGCGTAAGGGATTCCATATACTTCATCCTCGAACAGGAGAAATGGAATTTGTCGAAAATCCATGTCAGATATTCCATCAGATTGAATATGATGATGCGAACCAAGACTATACCCTACTCAACTGCAAGAAATTCAAAAACACCTATGTCAAACTCTTGGTCAAGAACAAAACTCGACCCATCATGTTTGATTCGTTAGTTGACCGACTCAATGATGCTCCTGTTCATTCGGTTACGGTTACCGATCAGTCGGAAAAAGACACGAATACAAAATCTTTTACGGTGGACATGTCCAAGGACACACTGACCCTGATTTGTGATGAAATCGATACCATGGAGAGTGTGGTTGATCCTGTTCGGTTAAAAACTCTTGTTCGTGAGATATACAGCGAGTCTTTGCAGGGCTAAATATGGTTAATGGCTAAACCATATCGTGTTCTCATATCGGATATACAGGAGTGGAGTACTGCTCCCGCAAGAAGCGGGACGGGATATGTCGTTGACACAATGTCTCGAACAGGCAAAGCAAGTACTGCCAAAAAGCCTTCTATACGCCAACTAAAAAATAACTCACCCTCTCGCGTTGAAATTGGGAAACTAAAGAATGCAAACTGGGGTGCAGGGGGAATCACATGATCTTTGGTAACAACGGAAGCATATCGGTTATTGCAGCAAAAAATATGGTGGGTTATGATATTTTCTTGACTTCAGACTTCACCAAAGAGTTTACGAATGGTGAATCGGTTTCTTTTTACTATCCACCCGAACATCCCAATGCAAATCAGAAGTATCAATTCGGTCTTGTCAATGGAAGTAAAACCACTACTCCATGCACCATGTCATCTGAAGATACACGAACTATAAATTCTGAGGATCAAGAACTTAAATTACTGAGAGACTTTATATATCCATATCAGACTTCTCTTTTTTTGGGAATGAATCAGAATACATCATCGATTCTTCCTTTAAGTGATGATGGTATGTCGGGTGGAAGTGGATATGATGGCTTCTTGCTCAAGGGATCGGTCATATATGGAGAATCGAGCGGAGCAAAGCGTTACTATGCGGGGCCGTTTAAAGGATACAGTAAGGAAATTGAGTCGGTATGTCAGGGCACTACTGCAATGAATATCATGGATGGCAGCGACTGCTTGGGTTGGCTCAAGGGTTCTGTATATGAGAATGGATATGACTCAAAATACCATGACTTGTTTTCATATCCTGATGAGCCAAAACAAAAAGTAGATCACAGGTTTCCATATAATCGATTTTTCATGCAGAATACCCCATTTGCAGATTTAAACTACTCATGGCTAAATGTTCCGAATCGCAAGAACAGACCGATTCCCTACAATATGCTCGGCACAAGCAATAAGGGAACATATGCTGCACTCATCACACGAAAGCATGCATTAGTTTTAAACAGTAGAGATGTTGCTCCTGAAAATCTAGTATTCTACTCTCTATCCCAAGGTCTTACTTCTGTTGCAGTATCCTCCTCTGTCAATACATTTAAGGAAATGTGGGATGCAATTGGGTTTGTGAATGAAAATTCAAATGCAACAACACTAGAAAATTTCAATGCTCTTTCTGCCTACTTTAATAATATTAAAATACTAACACTATCATCCGAATTACCTTCTGATGTAACCCCTATATCCCTGTATGACAATTACGGGAGTGATAAGGTATTATATTCTATGGTATTTGATCAAGAAGGTCGTGGACATCATTCGGCATTTTGCCCACCACTGACCAAAGATTCGATATCGGGCACATCAGACATTCGACTTGATACAAACAACACATGTAATGTGATATCCGAATCCATGGCATTTCCAACGGCACTTTCAAATACCACTACCGCAAAGATAATGAGTGGAGATATTGGAAGTCCCGTAATCACATACAGTGACTCTGTGCCTGTCCTTATGGGATTTTTGTCATCCTATGATAATGTAGATGATGCGGTAATTGGAACAACAACAGGATTGGAAATAGGATCCACTAAACTGTATACCTTTCCATGGGGATATTCATATAGCCCAATAAGCATATTGAATCTCTATTTGGGATTGGGCGGATATCAGGCAAATTCACATCAAATTCACGAACGGACAATAGACCAATATCCATATCCGAATGGACAAAATTCTAATAATTTTAATTCAGATTTTAATTCTCTTATTACAACACTTAGAAGATCTCTTGATGGTACACGAAATATAACCGATTATGGAGAAGAAGTAGAAGGGCTAGCACGGGAGTTTGCTGAGTGTTTTGGTGGTTACTATCAAAAAATGATGGAATGTAATACAAAGATGTTGGCTGCAAAAGTATGTGAATGTAAGGGATATGCAGATCAACGCACTGCGTGTGGTGGGATTCAGTTGTATTTTTGTGCTGACAAACTGTGTGGGATGATGAGACGAGTGTATAGAGATCTTTGGAACAGACCTTTGGATCTTGAGTGTCCTAATGTATGGGACGCAGATGCTTTTGAGACATACAAGAAGATGATAAGTGCCATACTTGCATTGGTACCAATTTCTATTATCGGTAAATCTCCATGTGATTTTTATCGTCAAGTGAAAAATGGTGGATTGGACTATTGCAATGACAATATTCCTTCTCTTGGTTGTGATGGACAAGAAACTCATCCTACTTTGCCCCCATCACAAGCATGTGACAGTTACATGGAAAGATATTGCCCACCACCAGGGCCGCAAGTATTTCAAACCGATTCAGAACTATTTGGTGGTCGGTTTATGGGGTGTTTCCTTGGTCGATGGATTTCGTCTCCAGGAGAACTAACTGATGAACAAATACGCCAGGTTGTGGAAGATTGTATAAGAAGTAATTGCCCAGGTGGTGGTTTTAATAATGTAACAGACCCAGGATGCCCTAATATATCATGTGATGAACTTGTGCGAATGTATACCATTGGACAAATTCCTAAGAGATGTGTTGGCAAACCTATCACCAATAATCAACTTCCAATTATAGGCCCAACAACAGGTCTATCAGGGTCGCCATCACCAGTTCCCGAGAATTGTGCAATACCTGAGCCTTAACTAACCATGCTAAATAC